TCAAATGTTTTGTTAGATGCCTGTGTTAATGTTGCAAGTAATTCTGAACTTGCTTCTGGTAATGGAAATTTTACAGTAGCAGAATCTAGAAATGCATGTAATGCTCCGTCGATTATATCATACTTAGTGGCATTACCAAATGTGTTATATAATGAGGTGCTCATTTATTTTCCTTGTTTACTTCTTGTTCTAGGACTCTCTGGACTACCTAAAAATTCATTGTTTCTAGTATATGAAGGAGTTTCTCTGTCTACTCCTTGAGTTAAAAATTTTGTTACAAGATCAAATACATCAACATTTTGCTCGAACCTATTTAGATCTTGCTGGTCTAAATCAAAGTTAAACTTCTGGTTAACTGTCATACTTTCTATTTCAAAGTCTATTGAAAATGTTCTAAAGCCAGAATCAGTATAATCTAGGTCATCGGGGGCAAATCCGGTTATTTGAGGTCTAAATAAAATATATTCAACTCCTCTACCACCATGGTATTGAATTATTCTGATACTATCAATAAAATGTGTTTCTTCGTGTATATCCATTCCTGCGTCATTGCTCTTCCATGCACTGGACATAAAAGAGGCTGGAGCAATAGTAGATGTAGCATTAGTGTCCCATTGCTTAGGATCGCCATCTCTTGTAGTGCCATCGCCGGTGCCTGTTCTATTACGAGGATCGTTATATTGAAATGCAAAGTACTTCATAAACAAAGTAAGCCATTCGTTAGCCACAGTGTCAATGACTGTCATACTGCAAGGGCCGTAATCGACCCCTGTCTGTATAACTCTGCGATGATTGTATTGTCTTTTGATTGTTGTAGCAAAAGATATTTCTGGTATTTTACAAGTTTGAACCAGAGAACTAATCTGTGTTCTAAAAGACCCGGAATTATCCATTGCTTTTGCCAGTCTAGGGTTAAAGTGAAATTCCACAAACCCTTGAAACTTTTGTCTAGGTGGCGTAACATCAGGTTTAAACCTGTCTGCATTACGCCAATTCCTAAAGAAAGATGGCATAGTTAGTTACCTTCTTAACCTGCTGGGCTAGTAGTCACTAAACCTGTTGCTGCGGCTGTGAATGGTGATTCATTACCAGCTCTACCGTTAACGTTATTTGTACCCGCTTCGTGTGTAGCATTATCAAATCTTAATGTTAAAGTAACAATCTGTGACTCAGCTGCTGAATAGTCGTGATCACCGTAAGTAACGTTTTGGATGAAACATCCTTCTAAACGCCAAAACTCAGTTGGTTTGCTTATTTCAGTACCATCTAGTACTTCAATGTCAGTATCAAATTTAAAGTCGTTACTTGAAGCAGCAGTTGTTTGCTGATAGTGGTTGACTTGTCTTTGTACTTGAGCACCAACAAGTTTAGCAACACTGTTAGTAATATCATCACGAATAACAACATCTACTGTTTGCCATGTATGCTTGCCTTGTACATAAATTTTACTGTTAAAACTGTGTACTTCTACTTCGTCAACACTAACAGATGGTCTAGTTACACTTTGAACATTTTGTGTTAGTGATGTTGAATTTTGTGAACCTGCAAAAGGCGACAAAAAGTTTACACGGAAACGATACTTTAACTTAGGCATTAAAATGCCTGCTTTTTTATTAGCCTCGTCTATCGGTACTCCGAACTTATCTTTAGTTGGATTTGCCATTTTTATATTCTCCTAAAAAATCTATAAATGTTTTATATGCTATTATTTATCAGATAATGACAAAAAACATAAACTCGAGTTTTAATTTAGTCAAAAAAAAGCACTCCGAAGAGTGCTTTTAATTAGTTTAAGTATAAACTTAACCAGTTGAACCCAAAGTATTTTGAATTCTAATCGGAATGTATATAAACTCAACTGCTTTGACTGGCTGTATAGCAACGTCAATGTGCAATTCGTTTCTATCAATTCTCGCTGGTGTGTTATTTGATTCGTCACAAACTGTAACATAGTCAAATAAACCACGCTGTTGTATTAAACCACTAAGTAGTCTGTCAACAACTGCTTTTGCGTTATTTCTAGTAACACTGTCGTTTGGCTCAAATAAGAACGGCTTAACTGCATCGTCAAGTTGCTCTCTGAGATAGATAACTAATCTTGAAACATTAACTCTATCCAACGCACTTGCTGATGGGTTTAATGTCTTTTGACCAAACACACTTATGCCTCTGCCTGGGAATGATGCAATTGGGTTTACCTTGTTTAAGTATAAACCGTCACGCTGTCCTTCGTTCAATGAAACTGGGACATATTCACCTTCTGCTGAGTCTAAGTATCCTACTGAAGTTGCATTACTAACTAAACCACGTTGGAAACCAGCCGGTGCAAACCAAGGGAAAGCAACCTGGTCATTGTATGCGAATGTACGCAATGCCATATGTGATGCTGGTACCATAATGTTAGTACCATCTGTGTTAGTAGTTAAACCATGTGGGTAATAAACACCTGCTTGAGCACTTGCACTTACAAGACCGTTTTCACCGTTTTCTACTGCTGTATTAGCATTAGTTGCCCATGCTGCTGTGCTAGTATTATCGGCTTTTAGTCTAAGTGGAGCGTCAACGATTGCAAAGACTGTGTCTTTTCTGTCAACACTTAATGCTAACATTTCGTCAGTTAATTCAGGATATCCTGGAACTGCTACTAAGTTAAAGCGGTTTGTTTCGTTACGAATGTCATCGTTAGATGCAATTGCTGCTTGTAAAGATTTAGTTACTGCTTTACGCTGTGCCTTTCTTAACAATAAGCCTGTGCCATCTGCTGCGTTACCTGAGAATGATACCCAAACATCAGCAGTTGTACTTGAATCTAATGCATAGCCTTTACGCCATTGCTTAACATTACCACCTGAAGCTCTGTAGTTCCAACCTAACATACCTTGTGGGTATAAAGATGCACTTGGAGCGTCTGCATCTAATGAAGATGCTGCTGATTGTCTAAAGTCATCAAATAAGATACCGTCTGGTGTGCTTTGATCACCAAGATCAACTAGATTCCAACTTGAACCATCATACTTATAAAGTTTTAAGTTTTCAGTGTCTGAGCTGTCTAACCATACATCGCCACTTGCTAAAGAAGTAGTACCGTCACTTTGTAGTGTTGGTTCTGTTGCTTTAGTTTGGAAATCAGTTGTTAAACTTACCCATGTAGTACCGTTGTGCTCTAGTAAGTCTACATTGTTAGTGCTGATGTCTGCATCATACCATAATGTAGCATTTGCTGTTTCGCCTACTGGCTCAGTTGCACTTGGTGTATTAGCTGCTAAAGAAACTTTCCAGTTACTTGTAGTACCTGCGTTTAAGTTTAAGTCACTTAAACTAACACATGCTGAGTTTGAACCTTCAGTAAGTTTAATGTCATTACCTTTAGTACTTGTAAATGTTATAACACCTGCGTTATTCGATACTGTCACTTGGTCTGCAAATGTAGTTGTTACATTAGCGGAAGATAGTGCTGATTGAATATCAGTAACAACATCATCAACTGAAATATTACCACTTGTTGTACTTGTGATGAATACATCAATTTGTGTTGGTGAGTTGTTGATGTTAATTTGGAATGCTTCGTCTACTGAATTAACTTTAGTATCAGGTATAGCAGTGTCGCTTACTGCGGAAGAACTTCCGAATGTAAAGCTGCTTTCACCATTCCACATTTTTAATCTAAATGATGCAACTCTTGCGAAAGAGTCGTTAACTTGATCTAACCATAAAGCACCTGAGTTCAAAGAACCTGCTTTTGTATGATAATCATATGCGTCTGATGCTTCACTAAGTAATGGAGCGTCCTTGCTTACGAACTGTCCTGAAACTGCATCGTACTGCTTAACTTGAACGTTTGCGCCATTGTTAGGTGCTGTTGCTTGTAAGAATACATCACCTGCTGATAATGCACCACCTGAGAACTTAGTTGAAGGAATAGTTGTATGAGTTGCCCACTGATAGTCTGCACTTGATTTAGCACTTGACCATGCAGAAGAACCTACACTATACCAGTTACCTGCTAGTTTTTCATATATTGATATGAATGAAGCCTGAGCACCTGTGCTGTCAACTGTAACTGCTGCAAAAGAGCCGTTAGTTGAGAACGATGTTTTAGGTACAGTATTTGCATACACATCATTTTTACCTGCTAATAGAACTGTTTGTGTTACCCACTTGCTGCCGTCATATTCTTTAATACCGAATGTTGAACTGCCTGTGTCAACCCAAATAGCGTCTGCTGCTGGTTTAGCTGCTGGTGCAGTTGCACTTGCTTCTAATTGACCTAAGTCTACATCTGCTCTAAGTACATAAGCTCTGTTTGATAAGCCTAAGAAACTGTAAGCTGCTGCAAGACCGTATTCGTTTGTTTCGTCTCCGTGAACTGGTGTTCCGCCACTTGTTTTAAATGATGGGTTACCGTAGTTTTGTAGTAATTCACGCTGACTAGTTATATTATATAACTTGTTTGCTGTTGCCTTTGTAGTATAAGCGGAAGTCGAAGTTCCATCTGGTGCTGTCTTATCTTGTGCTGTTGCAATTACGATAAGAGGAACAGTACCAGCACCTGCAGGTGCGTAGAAACTTTCGTCTGATACACTAATACTAACGCCTGGCGATACTAATGTTGCCATTTTGTTTTCTCCTAATATATTAAGATACGAATGATCGTATGCACTTATTTATCAGAATTAAGGTATTATTGGGCTTTATGGAAATTGAAAGGTATTAGGGGATATTATACTATTTTAAGTGTTTGTTTGAATTCGCCTGTGTTCCAGTCTCGAATGTCTTCTACTTGTTTTTCTAGATCTTTAATTGTGCCGTTGTTTGTAATAATGTAGTCTACTGGATGACCTACCCAGTTCCATTCGCTTTCGTGTACATCTGCATATTTGGTTTTCATTATCTTGTGACTAACTGCATTAGTGTGTGCTGTTTTTGCTGTTTCGAACCATTCAGGTAAATCTCCGCGTTGTACCCAAATAACAACTCCACCCATTTCTTTGATAAGATCTAATTCGTTTTTAAATCTTGCATCGCTAATAACAGTACAAGGTGTATCTACATGTTGCCTTCGTATGCGATATTCTAAACTGTGTAGCCAAATGTTAGAATCAAAGTGTGTGCGGAGTACATCTGTACCTATTAATTGCAAGGCTAATCGAGGAGTGAAGTTTGGGATACCTAGTTTGCGACCCCAGTATAGGTCTGCTGTTTCACGGAAGTCTCTACTTTCAATAGTATCGCCTTCCATTAGTTCTCTGGGCCAACCAAATATTGATGCAGATAAGTCTTTTAATGGAGAAGCAAAACTATCTTCAACGCAACCACGCTCTACAAACATGTTTGCGACTGTGCCTTTGCCTGAACCTATTAGTCCAACTAATCCTATTATCATATATTAACCTATTACAAATCCTAGTGGGTCACTGCCTTCTTCCATCATGTGAACCGCTTCATTTAGTTTCTCTAACTCTGCTTGAGCTTCTGATTTCAGTGCATCACCGTTAAGAGTAATTGCACCACCTGCACCTGGTAAGCCTGAACTATATTTGCTTCTTGCTTCACCTAGCATAAACTTACTTTGTGCTAGTGCGTATGCACTTAACCAGTCACTTGCATAGACATCTTTTAACAGTATCATTTCTGGTATAAAGTTATATACACCTACTGCTACTTCTTCGTTATGTCTAACATTTCTTAAAATCTGTAATACTTTGCTGTTGCGATTCCAAATAAAGTTATATTCACTACCAAATATACGCCCTACTGTTTCTTTGTATTGTGAGAACGCATCATAAACTGCTAGGCCGCCTATTTGTCCTGCCTGCATCATGTACATGTTGTTGAATGCAACATCAAAAGGATCAAAGTTTACGCCGCCACTGTTAGTACCAATACCTCTACGATAAAGTCTTCTAACTTCCATTACTTCGTCTGGTAAAACATATTCAGTTACATTTTCTTGAGTAGTAATAAAGATCATACTTTCTTCAACTGCACCAGAACTAAGTTGTCTATACTTAGCAAGTGCCTTGTTGATAGCAACATCGTAATGTTCTCTATCGAGTTCTACATCAACAATACCATCTGCTAAACGCAGTTTGATTTCGCTAATAAGTTGCTCTCTGTTTTCGTAACCTATTTTATTAATCGCCATAACACTATTTATCTACTAAAAGGCTTTTAATATGATAGTTGTGTCATTAAAACGCCCGTTCATCTTAGTATCCGTTGTCGTAAGGTCCTTAAACGCCTTACTAAACTTAGTCTTTGCATTTCCAGTCCAGTTTTTAATTTGTTCTGCTGGTTTACGCAATGTTTTTTGTACACTCTTAGTAGGATGAAAATCTTGTAGTGTTGTTCCTTTAACAGTCATGCCGCCTTTTAGATCATCTACTACATACATGCCTACTTTACGAGTTTTTGTATTATACACCCAAATCTCTGTTGCGTCAATGACTTCAGTTGGATTAATACTTGCAATACCTAATCCACTGTCATTAATCTGGAACTTCAATTTGCTTACAACTTTTTCTTTACTTACTGCTTTAGGCTTACGAGTCTTTCTATTTGCTTTGCCTGTTAAGATAAATGCATCACATGCCGCATTAATTTTTTCATAAATGGCCAAGAAGTCTTTACGCATTTTCTTGTCCATGAAGTTGTATGCTTCTTTAATGTCTTCGTCTTTCCATTCTACAACTTCTAATGCTTCTCGATATGCTGAATCAAAATCGTCTTTGATAATTTTTGCATGATTAGGTTTTACAACGCCACCACCGTACACTTTCATTTCTGTAAACGGGTCAAACTTTTTAAGATCAAACTTACCAGTTACTAAATCATCAATGTGACCTTCCCAATTGCCTAACAGGCCTTGCACCTGCTCGAACATTCTTTGTTGTATACTAACTTTGGGTTTTGCATCAGCCGCCTTTGCTTCTTTCTCTTCTATGATGTTTTCGGCTTTGTTTTCTAATGCAGGAATTTTATTTAATAGATGTTCCTTAACATCTGGGTTCATGTAGCCATTTGTTTTGTGCCAAATGTAAGTGTGTTTAGCAAACGAACTAAACCACACATCAGGAACCTTTCTTAACTTCTTGATTAGGTCTTTGTCTAAGCCGCTATCTTTTTCTAACCAAGTAAAGATTGTAGATGCACATTTCTTGTCTGCTACTTCGTAATGTACAAAGTATTCAAACTTGCGATACAATTTAGTCTTCTCTTCGTCAGTTTTAAGGGTATGTATTTCCTGCCACTTAGGTTCTGGCATTAAATATATGTCTTTACTTTTGCGTCTGGCCATTAGTCACTCTCAATTTCATAAGGATTGTTATATACTTCTTTAACCAATGCTGGCCATTGATTAAATCCGATTATGCTATTTTTATCTTTCAACGCATTTTTATCCTTGAGAAATTGAACAATTTGTATGATCCCGCTGAACTTACCGTTTAGTTGTCCAGCTCTAAACGAAAAGTAACTGTTAAGAATTACAAATGCAAGTGCTAGTAGTATCTCATTAAATTCCATACCCATGTCTCCGTGTCTAAAAACGCTATTTTAGCATTAGTTATCATCGATGTCAAGAACTACTTATGATTGAGTGGAGAAATTAGGTTCGTTTGCCAGTTCCTACGGCGTCCAAAGAAGAGCCAATCGATGTGTTCGTCGGCTGTTTTTGCAAAATTATTGTAGCGATCACTGACTGTTACCGCTGAAGTTTGTAAAAGATCTGATGTTAATTCGACTGTTACAGGTTCTGTAATGTACTGATCAAATTGTTTTGGCATTAGCAATGCTAATTTTTTGTAGTCGTTGATTACTTCATATGGCACATTAGCATATTGATCTGTAAAGTCTACTACTAGCTCTACTAAACGAGGCACATAATTATTTAACTGTGCAATAGGCATGAAACTGTTGATACCTTTCCATCCACCCTTGATAGTGTAGCCACCAATAGTATGCAAATTGTATCCTGTTTGTTTCCAAAGCGAGTATCCTTCTTTGTGTTGTTCGAACCATTTACTAATCTCTGGATCAGTTTGTACATACTCCATTAGTGATGCATAGAATTCGCTGTATTGTATGTTTGCTTTACGATACATATAGTCTGCGATAAGTGTAGTTACACCGTAACTATGCATACCCACAACAAACCAAGAGTACTTACTTAGATCGTACATTTCTTCTTTTGTTAATGTGCTAGAACTACTAATAATGTTAATTGACTCTGCTGTTCCGTTGTTAATTTCTTGTTCTACATCACTAGTAGTTTCATAAAAATAATCGTATGCTCTAAATGTTTCCATTCCAAAAGTTTCTTTGTCTTCTACATTCATAGGGGCATTTTCAATCAACTGTAAATAAAAAATATCCATGTTAATAACATTGTTTTCAAACATTGTATCGATAACTTTTAACCAACTGCTGTATGTTTCGCCTGGCATACCCATGATAAGTTCTGTCATAATTGGCAAATTATATTCTTTTGCTTTTTGTGTTACTACTGCAACACTGTTAATTTTCATGTTGTCTCGTTTAACATTCTTTAACACTTCGGGTGTTGTTGACTGAAAACTTGCAGCTGGTGCATTTTGAATATTAGCGTCTAATAACTTTCTGCCAATTTGGTAAACTGCATCTATATTGTTTTTTGCATAACTAGCACTAAGAACTTCTGGGATACCTGTTCGTTGTTTTGCTTCTATCATGTAGTCTGCTATTTCTAAATCTCGTTTGAATGCACCAAAGTTACTTGCAGTAAAATTAAAATAAGGCATCTTGTTATCAGCACACCAGTTAATCTCATCATGTATTCGTTGCATGTGAAACTTATGCATTTTACTTGCTGTTGCACTACCCCAGTCACAGTAAGTACACTTGAATGGGCAACCTCTGTCTGTTTCTATCGTAGGCACCCATTCTATATCTGGGTTTGCTTCTATTAAACTATCAAACACTCCTGTTAAATATGGACTTGGTAATTTGTCTAGTTCTTTTATTCTTTCAAACTGTAATGTTTTTGGCAAGTCTTCTCCAGCAATAATGTTTCGCATCACTGCAAGAGCGGCTTGTTCGCCTTCGTTAATTGCTATAGAATCTATATATGGGTGTTTGTCAAAGAAGTTTTTATCTCGCCATGGTATTTCAGGTCCACCTGCTACAATGATAATATTTGGGTTAATTCTTTTGAGTGTTCTTAACAGTTTGTAACAGTAATTAATATTCCACATATACATACTGCAAAATATTACATCACAATCAACAAGTTGTTCAACTGCATCGCCTATTAAAGGTCTTTGAAAAATCCAACTGTGTATTTTAAAGTTATCTTGTATATCTTTATATTGATTTACATAACTCCACAGGCATCCTAAAGTGTACGGCAAGTACCAACTGTTCAGATGTTTTGGTCCTGTCTGAAAATTAGGCTGTATTAGTCCTACGGTTTTCATTTTACTTAGGATCTTGGTGTGTTACCCACCACTCGATTGTTCTTTCTAAGCCTTCGTGTAAATCTACTTTTGGTTCCCATCCTAGCATTTTTGTAATTTTACGATTAGTACTGTTAAGTAAAAATATTTCACCAGGTCTATGTGGCTTGTAATTCCATTCTATTTCGCCATTCCATCCTAACTTATGTGCAATCATGTTTGCATAGTCTCTAATTTTAATTGCATTGTCTGGTCCTATGCAAAATATTTCTCCTGCACATTTGTCTGGGTTCTCAATAACACATTTCCATGCCTGAAGTAAATCATCAATGTAAATAAAGTTTCTGTAAGGCTCTGCATAACCTAATTGAATCTTTTCATGGTTATTAATCATTTGATTAATAATTTGTTCTGTTACAAAGAAGTCGTTATCTTTTCTACCATACGCATTAGTTTGCCTAATAGCAGTAAACGGTAAGCCATAACTTCTATGTGCATATTCTAAATACTTTTCACAAGCATACTTGGCAACTGCATACGGAGCATTTGGGTTTGGTTGTGTATCTTCGTCAAATGCTATCACATAGTTTTCTTGTCCAGCTCTGATTAAATCACTAATAGGTTGCCAGCCATACACTTCCATTGTACTAGCAAACACAAAATTCTTTAAGTTTTTAAGTTCTCTACATGCTTCAATTAAATTTACTGTACCAACATAATTAATATCACTAAATTCTATTTGTTCTGTAAAACTTTTCTCTACTTCTGTTCTAGCGGCTAAGTGTACTATTATTTCTGGGTCAAATCTGCGTAATTCTTCTTTTACATTTTCGTGTTCTCTGAGATCGCAACCTAACGCACAGATTTCGTGCTTATCTTGTAGCAATGGCACCATATGTGAGCCAATAAACCCATCATGCCCTGTAATAAAAATTCTCAATTGTGTGTCCTCATTTGATAGTAACTATTTAGCAGATAGCGTTTTAGATCTTGATAAATAGTGTTATGCCAAGATTGAGTTTATGGAATCCAACAAAGACAAACGATTTCGATTTTATTGATCGAGTCGTTGGTGAACACCTCCACGCGGGTGGGACCGGTGTGCATTTGCACAAATATTTAGGTACACAGGCTATTGCAGACACAAAAGACCCTACAAGGCCTGGAACTGACGGCAGTAACACTGAAGTTTTTATACAAGACTTGCTATTCTTAGAAAATAGAGATAGACGATACGATAAAAACATATACGAGTTGCGTGGACAATACAACATAGGCGACAATGACGGATTTGATTTAACACAATTCGGAATGTTTTTGGCAAACGATACCCTGTTTATGAATTTCCATATAGAAAGTATGGTTGAAACAGTAGGTAGAAAATTAATGGCTGGTGATGTAATCGAATTACCTCACTTACGAGACGACTTATTATTAGGTAGTGACGAAGCCATAAACAGATTTTATGTAGTAACGGATGCTAGTAGACCAGCAGAAGGTTTTGATCCTCGTTGGTGGCCTCATTTATGGAGAGTTAAACTAGGTCCTATTACAGACTCACAAGAATACAGAGATATTCTTGGTACCGGCGAGGAAGAAGGCGATCTTAGAAATCTTATTAGCACTTATGCTGACGAAATTGCAATTAGTGAAGCAATCACTGAAGCAGCTGAAAAAGATGTACCGTATAATCCTCAGCAGAACGATACAGCACATTTATATGTAGATGAAAATGCAAAAGGCAAACCTAGAATTGACTTTGCTTCTGCAGATGGTACTCCACCAAACGGAGCATCTATAGTTGGTAGTGGGGAATCATTCCCAACTAGTGGTACAACAGATGGTGATTACTTTTTGCGTACAGACTTTGTGCCTAATAGATTATTCGAAAAGCAAGGTTCTCGTTGGAAATTTATTAAATCAAATAGCAGTGGGTCGTGGACGGCTGCAAATAGAATACTTACAGGCTTTATTAACAATGAAAATCTTGTTAGCAACGCAGACGGGACTATTACAGGAGAAAAAGTCAATCTAAGCCAGGTAGTTAAGCCTAAGACGGATAACTAATGTTTAGTATTTTTAACAGAGGAAAGAAAATGAACAGAGAATCAGTATTTGAACAACTAAAAATTGACGAAGGAGTTGTTTATGAAATTTATAAAGACCATTTGGGCTACCCAACTTTCGGAGTTGGCCACCTGGTCCTCGAATCAGATCCAGAGTTTGGACAAGAAGTCGGAACACCTGTCTCAGAAGACAGAGTTAGAGACTGCTTTGAACGTGACCTTGACACCTCAATTAGTGAGTGTGTTGCTTTATATGGAGAACAGTTCAATGAATGGCCAGGAGAAGTGCAAGAGATCTTAGTGAACATGATGTTCAATATGGGTCGTACTCGTTTAGGCAAGTTTCAAAACTTCCGTAAAGCACTAGAAGCTCAGGATTGGAAACAAGCAGGAATAGAAGGCAGAGATAGCCGTTGGCACAAACAGGTAACTAACCGTGCTGAAAGACTAATGGTAAGATTAGAACAAGTATAAGGCATTATGGAAGAGATGAGAGAACTTAATGAGCAACGAGTTTGCGAATTATTAAATGAAATAGTAGAACTAGAAATGGCTGGTGTTGTAAGATACGCACACAGTTCATTGATGATTACTGGACCATATAGATTACCTATTGTAACTTTTTTGCAAGAACAAGCAAATGAAAGTTTACAACATGCATTACAAGCAGGCGAATTTATAACAGGATTCGAAGGTCATCCAAGCCAAAAGATTTCTAAAATTGAAGAGAATCACGACCACAGTGTATTACAAATACTCACCGAAAGTTTAGAACACGAAATGAATGCTGTCAGCAAGTACAAGGAACTATTAAATGAAGTTGCTGATGCGAGTATTATGTTAGAAGAATATGCTAGAGGTCAAATTGGCATGGAAGAGCAACATGCTTTAGAAATCAAAAAGATGCTCAAGGACTTTGGATAACAAAGGTAACATATAATGGCAAAGAAAAACTTAGATTACTGGTACGATGGCCAAGTTAAAAGATACTTGCAACAACTTATCAGAGTCTTTTCACATTTTCAAGTAGCAGAAAATACATCTAATGGTGTACACTACAATACTGTGCCTTGCCGTTATGCAGATCAAAGTAGAATGGTTGCACAAATACTACGCAATAACTCAGAGAATGTTGTTGCTAGTGCGCCTTTTATAGCATGTAGTATACAGAGTTTACAGGTTGCTAGAGATAGAATCATGGAGCCTAACTTTGTGAAAACTTCACAGGTTGCTGAACGAGAATTTAATACTGCTACAGGACAATATGAATCAGGGCAAGGAAACTTGTACACTGTACAGCGATATATGCCTGTACCGTATAATTTAACATTACAAGTAGATATATGGACAACCAACACTGATACTAAACTGCAAATATTAGAGCAGTTAATGATATTATTCAATCCTACTATACAGTTACAATCAAACAATAATCCATTAGATTGGACTAATATATTTGAACTTGAATTAACTGATGTGCAGTGGAGCAGTAGAAGTATACCGCAAGGCGTTGACGAATCAATTGATGTTGCAACAATGAGTTTTGCAATACCTATTTGGCTTAGTCCACCTGCTAAAGTTAAGAAGCAAACTATTATACAACAAATAGTAACTGACTTACACGAAACAAACGATATAGATAGTTTAGGGTTTGATTCAGACTTAGCAGACTTTTTTGCACAGGTACCAGACACTGCTGAAATTGTTACAACACCAGGTGATTACAAATTACAAATTGACGGTGCTAGTGCGGTATTGTTAGATAGTGCATACAACGGAGTTCGTTGGGCTGACTTAATAGAGATGCAAGGCGAGTTAACAGCAACATCTAAACTTAAATTAAACTTAACTAATGACAGCGATAATGATTTAGATGCTGTTATAGGAAGTGTATCATATAACACAATTGACCCAACAAAATTAATATTTAATATTGACCCAGAAACACTTCCAGCAGATACATTAGATAATGTAGATAAAATATTAGATCCTAGAACATCGTACCCAAGCGATGGCAGTTTAGCATCAGCAGAAACAGGACAAAGATATTTAATAACAGAAACACTTACAAAGTCAGGATATCCTAATTGGGATATTGAGGCTAATGAAAATGATATCATAGAATATGATGGTACAAAATGGGTAGTATCTTTTAATGCTAGTAACATTGATACTTTACAATATACAACAAACACATACACAAATAAGCAATATAAATGGTCCAATGGTTCTTGGACTAGCAGTCACGAAGGTGTTTACAATGCAACCTTTTGGCGTTTGTTGCTTTAAGAGGAAAATAAATGACTACAGCAGCAGGAGTTTTATTTCTTGCTAAAGACACAGGAAGATGTCTTTTTCAATTAAGAAAGGCTGAAAAGAGATTTAAAAACACATGGGGTTTCTGGGGAGGCACCATGCACAAAGCCGAAACGCCATATGCTTGTATCCAACGAGAGTTAAAAGAAGAAATTGGGTTCGTTCCAGAACTTCAAAAATTAAATCCTATCGATGTATTCCAAAGTAAAGATAAAAAGTTTTTTTACTACAGTTTCATATATGTAGTAGACAAAGAATTTTCACCTATATTAAATAACGAGAGTGCAGGTTACTGCTGGGTTGATATTGATTGGTGGCCTTCTCCGTTGCACACAGGAGCAAAGGTTACTCTTGTTAACAACAAAGGTGCAGAAAAAATTCACACAATCCTAGAAGTAAATTCCTGATAAATATATAACATGAAAGGCGAGGTAATAAACTTCGAAGTTCTACGGATACAAAGCGAACTTGATAATTATAGTCGCACAGAAACCTTACCACACCTACTGTTGAACGGGGCATATGATTTAGATGAAATATTTGATGCCTACTACGATAAACTAACACCCAAACACAAACTAATTGCAGATCACTTAAAGAGTAACTATGCTACTACTTTAACTAACTGTATAACAAGTTTGCGTATGGCTTTGAAAAAAGAGTATGTGGCGGTGATGAAGGATTTATCAACGGAACATGAATCGTTTATATTTGACCATGTTATGAACAAATATAGACCGGGCATAAATCCTGTTAGGGCATTGTATTACGAGATACGAGAAGTAAAAAGAAATTTTAGTAGTGAGAACGACTATCATGTCTGGCTGACTGAATTACTTACAGACAAAGGCTTTAGAAATATTCTCGAAGATGCTCTAAGAAAAGATGTAACTCGATTAGAAAAAATTATTGCTAGATACTATTTGCCAATAGTTAAAAACTCTACTGATATACCGCTTGAACTGTTTCATGCTAAACAAACTATTAGTGACTTCCGTCACTATGCTGGTGTGTTTAGAGATATAGACGGTTCTATGTTTGAGTAATTATTTAGAAGTAGCAATAAAAACACCGTCCCAATCTTTAGGCAGTGTTTGAGTCTTTTGAAATTCGCAACGCTCAATCCACATATCATAATAACCTTTCATCTTACCTTCAAAGGCATCGTGTAGTTGCTCACATAATATAATTGCTTTATCAAAGTTTTGTTTACGATATTGCATGTGCATATCTTCGTGCATTTGTCTTGCTTTTGCATACTTGCCTACTTTAATATCAAGTACTGTGTATATTTCGATGCCCACAGTCTTTCCTTTTACTGCTAGGTCATCTACTTTAAGATAAAAGAATTTATTATGTGTGTGCTTGTAAGTGTCTCCTCCCACTAACAACAAGCAACCATATTCCTTACACTTACTTTCTATTCTCGCGGCAGTACTAACTGCGTCTCCGAGTATGTCATATGAATGTCTGGCAGTGGAGCCCATCTCCCCAATATAACCGAGCCCAGTATTAATACCAGCACCCATACCAACTGGCGGTCTACCTTCTTTAACAATTTTATCATTGAATTCCTCTACTGCTCTAAGCATTAGTAATCCTGTGTTCACAGCACTTGCAGGATGATCTGGGTCGTCCATTGGTGCATTGTGTATGTGCATACTTGCATCGCCAATATACTTAATAACCATTCCGTCTGCATCAAGTATAGGCTGTGTAATGGCATCCATGTAACCATTCATTATTTTTGTTAGTCCTTGAACATCATCACCAAAACTTTCTCCTAGTGGGGTGAAGCCACGCAAATCTGAGAAGCATATACTAACTTCTTTTTTCATACCTTGTTTAATTAAGTCTGGATTTTCTTGCAACATTCTAACAACTGTAGGAGAGGCATATCCAGCAAATTGTTTCTGTATTTCTGCTCGTAGTTTAAACTGTATCCAAAAGTTATTAAAACTTGCCTGTGTAAAGATTAAGAATGCACTTATTGCAGGAAAAGTAGCATCAAATAAAACTAAGTTTGCTGTATAAGAATGTACACTATAATATACAATTCCGCCTATAATAGTGACTGTAGTTACTAATCCTGCCCATATAGGCAACTTATATATTGCTAAAGCAATTAATATCATGCTCAACAACGCACACAGAAGCTCTGTAAGCAACGATAATTCAGATCTGGTAATGTTACTCCCGTCTATAAAATTCTGTAGCATAGACGCTTGTATTTGCTGTGGTAGTACGTTGCCTCTAGGTGTGGGTACCGGATTGGCAACGCCTTCTGCACTCACACCCACAATAACGAACTTTCCGCCTAAGTTAGGCAGTTCACTCGCATCTACATATTCGTGTTCTTCAAAAGTGTTATTAAATCGTATATATGCTGTACCATTTGGTGTTGTTACTATTGGTTCAAAGGGTGGTACTGCAAACTCTTGTATTCCTATTTCACTAGTCTTTAAAATGTAACTAGGTTTTTGTGTATAAGTCCTTAACATCTCAATAGCAAAACTAGGATATATCTTTCCCTCTACTCCAATCGCTAGTGGGTAAGTTCTTGTTTGGTTATCAGGCTGAGGAGCACTTGCTACTACTCCAATACCTGCGGCTACACTTTCTAGTGGTTCAATATTCGTTACGAGATTCGGCCATGTCAGCAAGTAGTTGGTAGCGGGTACTGGGCCTATCGTTCCTGTACCAATGTGCGGACCTGTACTCTTTACTCCTCTGGAAGATGGGGTTTGGGATAAAACTATGCCGTTGTCTTTCATCCAACTGGAAAGTACTGGATCTCCTCCAAACCGGTCCGTCTCCGGAAACATCACTGTTAGCCCTATCATTCCTGCATTCTTGTTTCTCAGGTCTGATATTAGTTGTGCAAAATTCTGTCTTGGCCATGGCCATTGTCCCCACTGTTGTAGGCTTTTTTCGCCAATGTTTATTACTACAACTTCGTTACTTTGTTTAACTTCATCTAATTGTTGGTAGTAATCGAATGTCTGTGAACGCAGACTTTGAACTGGTGTTGGGTCAGCAACTTTGAGAGCTGTAAGTAATACTATAGATATTGCTACGGCCCAGCCGCTGTATAACCATTTCATATCAATATTTATCGTATTCTATTGCAGTTATTTCTGGCTTCGGATAGCACATCATAGTTATTTGCAATCACATGAGCCATTATAAAATTTGGTGCGTATAAGTCGTTGTTTTGAATATCACGCCATTGTGAATATAATGCAGGACCTAGTAATATTAACTTTAGAAATATTATTTCTTCTGTTGAAGGTCGTTTGCCTAATAAGGGATTTAATTCTTCTACACAGTCAAATTTTAATGCCTCTTTAGTTGTGTATACATCTAATAATTGTAATGTAAAAAATATTGTCCATTGCACATTATCAGCTCGTTCGAATGTAAAGTCTAAATCAAGTTTAGGGTGGGTGAGATGCTTAGGCATATCTTTGTACTGTTCTAATAGTACGCCGTTTATTGTTTCTTCACTGTAGCAACAATAATTACCTGCGTATATAAGTTGTTTTTGAGTTAATGTTAAACTGAGGGCATTTGTACTAAAAAATAAAAGCGACAACGATGCTATTATCATTGCCGCTTTCACCTTACTCGCACTCCTGAGGATTTTCAGAACAATATTTTTTGATTTGTTGAATTAACATTTTTATATCGCTCTCATTATCTGCCTTCTTCTCCTTTCGTGGAGACAAAAGGCTTAGTCCTTTTTTGGTTCTTGCAATTCGTCAGTTTGTTTATCGACTTCCTGTTCTACAGTTTCTATAACACCACTAGCTGCTTCCGCTGCTGTAGTTGCTATGCTAGAAGCATCTTTTAAAACCGCTTGACTTACAGTCGAAACGGCATTAACAGATCCATCTACTACGCCGGTTGTGAACTCTTTACCACCTTCAATAACTGCACCAACTGATGCACATGACGGTAAAAATACCACCAAACTGAGACCTGCTAGAATAGTGAATAGTCTATTCATAAGGTTCTCCTTAGTTTGTTGTAACATGCGGCATGCATATTACAATAGTATTTACCTTATATAAAGGCAAGTTATCTTAGATTAGAAGTAATCCTATTGCAAAGCCTATGTTTAAGCCTATAGAACAAACTAATATAAAGTCCTTATTAAACGAATATGGTACTAGTTCTACTATTTCTTTGTTATGTGCCATCCTATTCCTAGTTGCTACCATTCACTGTTATTGAACACCCTGCTGTGTTAAAACATATACCTGTGATGCTGTAAGTGCCTGCTGATGATGTCATGTTTTGTATTAAGTCAAGTGTGTAAGCACCAGTACCGTATGTTAAATCTATGGTTGCTGTTGCGTTATTGCTGCCTCGTTGGTTAACATCAACACTATGTCCATCACCATCTAACACAATGTCTGCCCATTTAACACCACCGTTGCCTCGTTGATATAAGTCTACGGTGTTATTATCACCGCCTATTTCTATAAAGCCATCGTGTCCTGCTTTGCCCATTTGTGTATGCTCTACACTATTACTATCGCCAGTAATAATATTTGCTAAATGATGTCCTGCTCCGCCGCCTGATCTGTTTGTATCTGTTTGATAACTTGCTAACGAATTATTATCTCCAGTCACAGTCCAGTATGCTTCGTGGTCTCCTACTTCGTCTGAATCTGTTGTGCCGTCGGCATGTTTGCCTTGCCATACTCTGAGATCGTTGTTATCTGATCCGGAACCCATAATAGCTCTAATATAATTGTCATCCTGCCCGTTACCCTGGAAAGCATCAATGCTATTATTGCTACCAGAAAATACTTCAAGGTAAGCATAATGGTCATCGCCTTCTTGCCAAAGTTGTATTTCATTATCAGTGTTAGAATTACTAGTACCTGATTCTAACCAAGCATAATTGTTATCACCCATTACATCTACTTTTAAATCAGTATAATTACCATGGGCATCTAATAATACTGCGTTGTAATCACCTTCTGTGTAGGCATCTAATGTTTGATTACTACCACTACTCCATATACCTAAAACATTATTGTGGCCTCTTTGTTGTAGGCTTACTGTTTTTGTGGCGCCATTAAGAATGGCAGCTGAATTTGCGTTGTCTAATTTTCTAATTGTATTGCCGGTCCCTGCTTGTAATATATCCATTGTTAGGTTATCACCTGTCTGATCTATATTTATTTCGTTGTCTTGGCCGTAGCATGCCTGTGCAGTAAAGAACATTAATATAACTAGTATACCTAAATGTGTTCCTGTTATTTTGTTTAATATATTTTTAATCATTTTGTGTAATTTTAATGTATATGCCTTCACACTGGTTCAAGCAAAACACTGTTTCTCCCGTATCTGAATCGTTAATAATAATTTGAGCCATAGAGCCTTGTGCTAATTTTATTCCTATTTTATTATTAACTTCTCTTAGAAAAAATACCTTACCATCGTATTCTGGAAAATTATTAAACTGACTAGTAGGGTCTCGACCCCATTGTTGGCTTATTAATTTATCTCC